CTTCCAAAATTCTCCGGGGGTGGTTTTCGGGGACACTTTTGGCAGGGATATCGAGGTCGCGGTCGTTTCATAGGTCCTCCATCTGCAGGTTAGGGTTGGCCTGCAGTGACCAGTCAGCTGCCTTTTCTTCATGACAATCACCTCCTGTCATATATTCGCCCTCGGTATCTCTACCAAAAGTGTCCCCGATTCCTTTATAACTCAGATAAAACTGAAAGAAGCTCACAGCAAAGGAGGTGAGACTTTATGGCAAAAACCAAGAAACTGACTGACGAAACCGTGTATGAACAGTCTTCCGCCATGACGGATAATGGACGCAGCAAGCAGATCGCTGCCTATGCCCTGGATCTGGCTGAAGAGCGGATTCGGAATGGCACTGCATCCAATCAACTGATTGTCAAATTCCTGGATTGCATCGGATTCGGCGAAAAGGAACAGCTGCAGATCCGAAAACTGAGAGAAGAGATCAAGTTGGCTGAGGCAAAGACGGAAGCCTACAGAAGTGCCAAGAATACGGAAGCTTTGTACGCGGAAGCGATCGAAGCCATGAAGCGCTACACTCCTCAGTGGAAAGAATAATGAGAACATACACGGAATTGATTCAGCTGCCCACTTTCAAAGAACGTTACGAGTATCTGCGGTTGGGTGGCTACGTTGGCAAAGATACATTCGGATTCGACAGGTATCTGAATCAACGGTTCTATCACTCCGCGGAATGGAAGCGGATCCGACGCGACGTGATTATCCGGGATGAAGGCAGAGATCTGGCGATGCCCGGATACGAGATTCAAAATGGAATCTACATTCATCACATGAATCCAATTGGCCAGAAGGACGTTCAGGAAGCGACAGAGTTCCTGTTAAATCCGGAATATCTGATCTGTGTTACATTCAATACCCATCAGGCCATCCACTACGGGGACGCATCGCTGTTGCCTGCACTCCCTGTAGAACGGCGGCCTGGAGATACGAACCTGTGGTAGCAAACCAAACAAGGTTCGTTCTTTTTGTTCCCGAAAAATTGACCGAAAGGAGGGGCTGCCCGATGATTGAGAAAGAAGGCATTCTGCTCAGCATCAAAAAACTTCTGAACATTGACGTGGCGGATCGCGCTTTTGATACGGACATCGTGTTTCTAATTAACGGTGAGTTTATGGTGCTCCAACAACTGGGGATCGGCCCCGAGGAAGGTTTTGCACTGAATGAGGATGACGCTTATCGCGTATGTTGGACGGACTTCTTTGATGATCCAAGAATGATCGATGCAGTCAAGACCTTTGTTTATTTGCGGGTACGGATGGTCTTTGATCCTCCTGCCTCTTCTGTCGTTGCGGATGCCATCAACAGCCGAATCGCTGAAACGGAATGGCGTCTGAACGTCTGGGCAGAACAAAAAGCAGGAGGTGATGAGACGTGAAATATTATGCAGTAACGGACGATCCGAATGAGCTGATGCACTACGGCCGTAAGGGTATGAAGTGGGGTCAGCATATCTTTGGTGACAAGCCGAGAAGCGCCGCCTATCGCAGAGCCAGCAGTAAGTTGAGCCGTTCTATGCGAAATGGAATCGCCAAGGCTAAAGCGAACTGGGCTAGAAAGCATTCTCCGACAATTCTTCGCGCCAAGGCAAAAGCCAAGGCCGCAAAGCAGCAGGCGAGAGCGGCACGTAAAGAAGAGAGATTCATGGAAAAGGCGATTCAGCGGGCCAGGGAAGGACGGTTGCATTACGGTAAGTTGACGGATGAGCAGGTTCGTCGTGTAACGGAGCGCCTGGCGCTGGAACGGAACGCCAGACAGCTGGGGAGCACCGAAAAGCCGAAGTTCAAGACACGCCTCAAAGAGGCAGTCCAGGAAGGTATGCTGCAGGGCGCGACACGTGGTGGTGCAGCTTATATCGAAGAACGCTGGAGAGCCAAGGGCAAATATGCCGCTCAGAAGAAGTACGGCAAGAAAATTGCCAGGCAGGACGCTCGTGACCAAATTCAGAAGAATAGGGTTCTTGACCGCGAGAACGAAAAGAAGCGGGCCAGAGAAGAAGCACGGGAAGAAAAGCGAGCCGAGGCACTGGCACGAGAGTCTTATGAATACGGTGCCGTATACGATAATAAAGGCCGGTTGAATTATTCCAATAAAGACGCTTTGGCCAGGTATTATAGGAATAAGTATGTCGATAATCAGTCGACGACAAAAGCGACAAGAAAAGAAAAACGGCAACAGAGAATGCTTACAAATGCAGAAAACCGGAACAGATCACAGCAACGTAAAAATTATACGGCCGCTGTCCGTCGTATAGAAACAGCTCAAAAGAATGCTGAGCGGGCCGAAAGAGCCAGAGAAAAAGAAATTGTTAAAGCTCAGAGTCAGGCATCTTATGAAATTATGCGGACAACTCCTCAAAGTCAGCGACGGAGGAGTACAAATCGCCCATATGTTCGGGTTCGCAGGAGTAACGGAAACCCACTTAAAGGATGATCTATCTCAGCAATACAGCCACGCCGAGGTATTATGCACAGTTTCGGGATGACGTTTTGAGCGGACGGATTGAGATCTGTCATCAGGTTGCGCAGGAGATGCTCCGGATTGATGATCTGATCGAAAGCCCGGAGTATTACTATAATCCGCAGCCGGTGGAAGCTTTTATTGATTACTGCGAAGGCGAGATGACGCTGACGGACGGAAGCGATTTGCATCTGCTGCCTTCTTTTAAACTATGGGCCGAACAGGTCTTTGGATGGTATCACTATATTCCGAAGCAGGTACCTGTGGTGGAGCCGGACGGATACAGTGTGCATTATGAGTATCGTGAGGTGCTTGACCGACTGATCAAGAAACAGTTTCTGATTGTTGGACGAGGCGCAGCGAAATCTCTGTATGCCAGCTGTATTCAGAGCTTTTTTCTGAACATGGATCAGGAGACAACCGACCAGATCGTGACGGCTCCGACGATTCGACAGTCAGACGAAACCATGGGACCGATCCGGACAGCGATTACCAGGGCGCGAGGCCCGATGTTTAAATTCCTAACCGAGGGAAGCATTCAGAACACAACAGGATCCAAGGCGGACCGGGTGAAACTGGCTTCCACGAAACTGGGAATACAGAATTTTATCAACGGGTCGATTATCGAATCCCGGCCAATGTCGATTGACAAGTTGCAGGGACTCAGACCTAAAGTCGCGACGATTGACGAATGGCTGTCGGGGGATATCCGCGAAGACGTCATCGGCGCGATTGAACAGGGCGCCTCAAAGCTGGATGACTATTTTATCCTGGCCACCAGCTCAGAGGGAACTGTTCGGAACGCCGCCGGGGACGATATCAAAATGGAAATCACGAAGATCCTCAATGGCGAATACAGAGCTCCGCATGTCAGCATCTGGTATTATCGGTTGGATGATCCCAAAGAGGTTGCAGACATTGACATGTGGATCAAGGCAAATCCGAACCTGGGAAAGACGGTTAGTTATGATGCGTATCAGCGGGATGTGGAGAAGATGGAAGCTGCTCCGGCGACGCGAAACGATACGCTGGCGAAGCGGTTTGGTATCCCGGTTGAAGGATACACTTATTTCTTTACTTATGAGGAGACGATTCCCCAGTTCCATCGGGAATTCTGGAATATGCCCTGTGCGATGGGTGTTGACCTTTCGCGAGGTGATGACTTCTGCGCTTTTACCTTCCTGTTCCCGATCGGTGACGGATCGTTTGGCGTAAAGACCCGGTGTTATATCTCCGAAAACACATTTGTGAATTTGCCGGCAGCGACCCGGATCAAATATGAGGAGTTCCTGAAGGAAGACAGCCTGGTGGTAATGAACGGACCGATTCTGGATATGATGGACGTATACGATGAGCTTGATAGATATATCATCGAGCACAAGTACGACGTTCGCTGTATCGGATTTGACCCGTACAACGCCAAGGACTTTGTTGAACGGTGGGAACGGGAAAACGGACCGTTCGGGATTGTAAAGGTGATTCAGGGTGCGCGGACAGAAAGCGTTCCGCTCGGCGAGCTGAAAAAGCTGGCTATGGATCGGATGCTGCTGTTTGATCAGGAGATCATGAAATTTACGATGGGGAACTGCATTATTTCAGAGGATTCCAATGGAAACCGAAAACTGACAAAGCAGCGGAAAGAGCAGAAGATTGACTCAGTGGCCGCCATGATGGACGCCCTTGTCAGCTATAAGCAGAACCGTGATGCTTTTGAATAGGAGGAAATCAAAATGAGTGAATATTATGCGGTACAGCGCTCCGATGAATATCTTGAGCATTATGGCATTAAAGGTATGAAGTGGGGCGTTCGGAAAGCCAGAGCTTCCGGTAACAGTCGGGCCTTGGGTAGACAGTATCGGAAAGCTCAGAAGAAGCTGGCTAAGCTTGAGAAGCGGGCAGCTAATGGAAAAAAATATGCAAAGAGAGCCGCTGCCTATGGTGCTGCTGCGGCTGCCGCTGGTGGACTTGCTGCGGTTGGTACTGGTGGTGTTTCCAGGCTGCTTCGCAGAGGTGGGTCCGCTGTTGCTCAGGGGAATCGAATCATCGGCAGAGGTATGAGCAAATTGGGCAATGCCGCTTATGAATTCGGTAGAACGCCTGGTGGAAGAAATACCAAGCTTAAGAAGATGGCCACTCGTTATGGTAAAGCAGTCGATCATGCTGGTCAGGCTGTTGCAGGAACTGCAGGAGCCGTGACAAAGGGTGCTCGCGGAGCAGCAAATGCTGTTGTTAAGTGGGGAAATAATTCCCAACTGACAAATTCTGTAGCGGATCGTCTCGGTAAGATTGCCAGCGCAAACAATGCTAACAGCATTGTTCGGAAATATGCCGGGCAGGGTGCCAGTGCGCTTAAGGGCGTTTCTAACAATACGCTGGCTCGTGTTGGCGCAGGCGCGCTTGGTGCCGGCCTTGGTGTTGCTGCTGCTCGGAATGCTTATCGTGCGGCGACTACAAAGCGTGCTGCCAAGAAGGCTGCTCAGTTCAGAGCAGAAATGAACAAGGCGTTTGCCGGAACACAGTATGCGAATGGCAGAATGAACAGACAGGGTAAGAAGCGTCGGAAGCGTTCTTAAGTTATCGTCCAAGAAAAGCGAATAGTGTTGAAAAGACGCCAGTATAGAAAGAACCGACGAATATTGCTGACAAAACGGCGAATATTAATTCGACTATAAGAAAACGCCAGATTATTCCAAATAAAATACTTAAACCACCAGGGCCTTCTCCGTTTTTATCTTTTCGTACTGCCCTGGTACTACTTATGATAGTCCAAACAAATGCAATAATGAAAGCAATTATATCACCCATAGAAATCATCAACTCCTTAACAGGCTATCAGGGCCTTAATGCCCGTGTGATGAGATACCCGTATCATATCACATTTCTTTCAAAATGAAAATATGTAAGCAATTGAGGTGATGAGATGCCCTCATTTGGTAAACGGCTCCAGCATGCCTGGAATGCCTTTCGGAACAATCGGGATCCCACGGAGGCTAGCGTTAAAGTCGCGACGCTTGGCTATTCCAGCTCCAACCGGCCAGACCGACCCAGGCTGACACGAGGAAACGAGCGAAGCATTATCACGGCAATTTATAACCGGATTGCTGTGGACGCGGCGGCCGTTCAAATCCGGCATGTGCGGCTGGATGAAAATGAACGGTATATGGAGACCATTCAGAGTGGACTGAACAACTGCCTGACGCTGGACGCGAACACGGACCAGACAGGACGGCAGTTTATTCAGGATGCCGTGATGAGCATGTTTGATGAGGGCTGCGTCGCCATCGTTCCGACCGATACGGATTTCAATCCGAACATTACCGGCGGATACGATATCCTGAGTCTGCGGACAGGGAAGGTGACCCAGTGGAGGCCGGATGAGATCAAGGTGCTTCTGTACAACGAAAGCAAGGGAGTTAAGGAAGAAATCGTCGTTCCCAAGAAGATGGCGGCGATCGTCGAGAATCCCTTCTATGCCGTGATGAACGAGCCGAGCTCGACGCTGCAGCGGCTGATCCGAAAGCTGAACCTGAAGGACCAGATCGACGAAATGTCCGGCGCGAACAAGCTGGATATGATCATTCAGCTGCCGTACACGATCAAGACGGAAAGCCGGCAGATCGAAGCGGACAAGCGGCTGAAGAAGATTGAGGAGCAGCTGAGTAAGGGTAAGTATGGCATTGCATACACCGATGCCACTGAAAAGGTGACCCAGCTGAACCGCAGCCTTGAGAATAATCTGCTGGAACAGATCCGGGACTTGACCGCGCAGCTGTACGGTCAGCTCGGCCTGACCGAAGAGATCATCAACGGTACGGCAGACGAGAAGACTATGCTCAATTATTATAACCGAATCATCGAACCGATCCTGGCAGCTCTGTGCGGCGAGATGCAGCGGAAATTCCTGACGAAGACCGCCCGCACACAGAGACAGGCCATTATGTATTTCCAGGACCACTTCAAGCTGGTACCTGCTAATAATATTGCGGACATCGCGGACAAGCTCAACCGGAACAGGATTCTGACGGCGAACGAGATTCGCTCGATTCTTGGCATACGGCCGAGCGACGATCCCAAAGCGGACGAGCTCATAAACAGCAATATGCCCATCCAGGATCAGGAGCCGGCCGCAGAAGCTCCGGTGGATCCGGAGGAGCTGAAAAAAGCTCGAAAGGAATTACTCCAGGCCGGCCTGAACGAACAGGATCTCAGTGAGTTAACTGATAACGAGATTGTCGAACTCGCTGAACAGTACCGGAACGGTACCCTGGACGAGGAACCGGAGGAGCCGCCTGAACAGGTTCGGAGCGGTTAAAAAATCAAAATGGAGATCAACAATCCCTCAAGGGAGGAAAACAGGATGAAAGACAGACCCTATGACATTGCCGGCTACGTCACGAAGAACGATATTCTCTGCAGTGACGGCCGGATTATTCGTCAGAACGCTTTCATCGACAACGACGGCGAAGAGGTCCCGATGGTTTACCAGCATAATCACAGTGATCCGGATAACATCCTGGGTCATGCACGGCTGGAAAATCGGAAGGACGGCGTTTACGGATACTGCTGGTTCAACAGGAATCCGAAGGCGCAGCGGCTGAAGGAAGCCGTCGCAAACGGTGATATTAAGGCGTTTTCTATTTTTGCCAATCAGCTGAAGCAGCGCGGAAGCGAGGTCATTCACGGCATGATCCGGGAGGTTTCGCTGGTTCTCAGCCCTGCCAACAAGGGTGCCAGGATTGAGAACCTGAATTTCGCGCACAGCGATGGAACTTATGAAGTCGATGATGAAGAGGCCCTCATCTACACTGATGATCAGGAGATCGAGGTTTATCACGACGGAATGGAAGAAAACGAGGAGGAAGAAACAATGGCTAAAACCGTGGAACTGGATATTCAGGCCGTGCTGGATGGTATGGATGAAGATCAGCAGGCAGTTGTCCGTGCTTTTTATGAGCAGGGTCAGATCGATGCTCTGGAAGATCTGGAGCACAGTGAAGACGATGATGAAGAGTACGAGGATGATGAAGACGAAGACGATGACGAAGACTTCGACGACGAGGAAGAAGCCGACGAAGATGACGAAATCGAACATTCTGATATGAAAGGAAACAGAAATATGAAGAAGAACGTGTTTGATGGCAGCATGGACGAACAGCAGGACAACACCCTGAGCCATGCGGAACTCGATACCATTTTCAGCGATGCGAAGCGGCTGGGCAGCCTGAAGGAATCCGTGCTGAGCCATGCGGAAGATTACGGCATCGATCAGATTGACTGGCTGTTCCCGGAATACAAGAACAACAACAATCCGCCTGAGTTCATCAAGCGCGGCCAGGAATGGGTGCAGAAGGTTATGAACGGCGTGCATAATGTCCGGTTTACCCGGGTTAAGAGCATGCTCGCCGACATCACCGAGGACGAAGCTCGTGCGCTGGGTTATATCAAGGGTAACCGGAAGAAGGAAGAAGTGTTCACGCTGCTTAAGCGGACTACGGATCCTCAGACCATCTACAAGAAGCAGAAGCTGGATCGCGACGATGTGATCGATATCACTGACTTCGATGTTGTGTCCTGGCTGAAGGGTGAAATGCGGATGATGCTGGATGAGGAAATCGCCCGTGCGATCCTGATCGGCGACGGCCGTCCCACCAGCTCCGACGACAGCATTTCTCAGCAGCATGTCCGCTCCATCTGGAAGGACGACGATCTGTTCACCGTGAAGGTGGCTGTTTCCGCCGAGAACAACGTGGCTCCGGCGAAGACTCTGATCAAGCAGATCATCTATAACCGGATGCTGTATAAGGGTTCCGGAAATCCGACCCTGTTCACCACAGAATCCGTGCTGAGCCAGATGCTGCTGCTTGAGGACGGCATTGGTCATTTCCTGTATCCGAACAAGGATAGTCTGGCGACCATGCTGCGTGTTGCGGATATCGTGACTGTGCCCGTGTTCGAAGTGGCCGGTACTCGGACGGAGACTTCCGGCTCCAGTGCGACCCAGTATGATCTGCTGGCCCTGATGGTCAACCTGAACGACTATCAGGTCGGCGCGGACAATGGCGGCAGTGTCAACATGTTTGACGACTTTGATATCGATTACAACCAGCAGAAGTATCTGATTGAAACCCGGATTTCCGGTGCGCTGGTGAAGCCCTTCTCCGCCCTGGCGTTTGAAGCAGTTCACAGTGACAATCCGTTCATTCCGATCGATCCGTCTATGCCTCCGAAACCCTGGGCCAAGAAGGGCGGCAGCGTCTATCCGCAGCCCACTGAAACCACCGGCAACGACGATACCACCGGTAATGACGACGAACCCTGATGAGGTGATCGGATGGCCAGATTCAGCGGAATGATCGGGTTCCTGAGAACGGAAGAAACCGATCCGGAGAACCATCCCGGCGTATATACCGAGGTGCTGAAGGAAAAACGATACTTCGGCGATGTGCTAAGTAACAGTCGGCGCTGGGATCAAAATGGAAATTTCAACGAAGATCTGGCGATCAATAACCGTATCAGCGTGGTGGCCGATACGTTTGCGAAGGCAAATCTAGGCGCCATGCGCTATGTGAGATGGCTCGGGGATACATGGAAAATCACCAATGTGGAGATCCAGTATCCACGGATCATCATCACGATCGGAGGGCAGTATCATGAGCCAGAGAAGAGTTGAGCTGCAGCGGCTGCTGGAAGGCATGCTCGGAACACGGAACGTTTATTTCCAGCCGCCGACCGGACTGAAGTTAAAGTATCCATGCATTGTTTACAATCTGGATACCGCGAACGATGTTCACGCAGATGACCTGATTTATCGAAGGCTATATCAGTACAGCCTGACTTATATCACCAAAAACCCGGAAGATCCGATGCGGGATGAGATTGACAACCTACGATACTGCCGGTTTAACCGGTTTTTTGCATCGGATAATCTGAATCATTTTGTATACACTCTCTACTTTTGATTAGGAGGAAAATATTATGGCTAAACTCGTATGGGACCAGACCGGTTATCGTGAGTTTGAATCCGGCGTCCGTAATGTCGTTCTTTTCCCGATGGGTACTAGCGGATATGCGAATGGCGTCGCCTGGAATGGCGTGACCGGCATCGATGAGAACCCCGGCGGAGCAGATGTTACCGACCTGTTTGCGGATGACATCAAGTACGCCAGCCTGCGGGCGGCTGAAACCTTTGGTTGCACGATTTCCGCGTTCACCTATCCGGATGAATGGAATGAGTGCGACGGCAGCGAAGAAGCCGCGACAGGCGTGTTTATTGGACAGCAGCCCCGGAAGGCTTTCGGTCTGGCTTATCGGACCGCGATCGGCGATGACCAGCATCCCGGAATGGACAAGGGCTACAAGATCCATTTGATCTACAACTGCACCGCTTCTCCCTCCGCGAGAAGCTATGCGACTATTAACGACAATCCCGATGCGATCACCTTCAGCTGGGAAGCGACGTCCACTCCTGTGGCCTGCACCGGCAAGAAGGCAGTTTCTACGATCGTCATCGACAGCACCAAGGCGGATCCCGATGATCTGGCGGCACTGGAAGCGGATTTGTATGGCGGAGATTCCACTGAGTCGACTCTGCCGAGTCCGGACAGCGTGCTGGATAAGTTCAAATAATTCCTGATTGAGCACATCAAATGGTTAAGTGAGCCGGTCCTTTTGAGGAAGGCGGGAGCCGCATACGATGGTGGGGTCGTATGCTTTTTTGATCTGAAAGGAGCATAAGGAGCCATGCTGAAAAAGCTGATTAAGTATACCGATTATAACGGTAAAGAAAGAAGCGAAAATTTCTATTTCTATCTTAGCAAGGCAGAACTGATGGAAATGGAGCTGGGAACGGTTGGCGGCATGCAGAACTTGATCCAGCTGATTATTGATAAACAGGATATTCCGGAAATCATCAAGGCTTTCAAGATGATTATTCTCAAGGCTTACGGTGAAAAGAGCGCGGATGGTGTCCGGTTCATTAAGAGCGAGGAACTGAGTAATGCGTTCACGCAGACGGAAGCCTATTCGGTGCTGTTCATGGAACTGATTTCCAATGCAGATGCTGCGGCGGCGTTTATTAACGGAATCGTTCCGAAAGATCTGGCCCGAAAAGAAGAATCCGAAGATGCGGCGGTTTCTGAAGAGAAAAAGGAAGCCACCGCTGAAACGACAGAAGATGGAAACATTCACCTGCTGGGAAAGCAGGGATAAATACATGGAAAGAGGTCAGAAGAGATGCTTCAGCTGGTCGTGGCAGAGAGAGAAGAAACGGAAATGTATGACGAGGCACTTGGGCAGTTTGTCTACTTTCCGGGACATAAAGCGTTTACCCTTCAGCTGGAGCACTCTCTGATCTCTCTGAGCCGATGGGAATCAAAATGGAAGAAACCTTTCCTGAGCAATAAAGATCCCCTGACAAGTGAAGAGTTAATCGACTATATTCGGTGCATGACGATCAATCAGAATGTGGATGATGACGCATATAAGTATATTGGCATGGATGAACTGAAGAAGATTCAGGACTATATTCAGGATCCTCATACGGCGACAACAATCCACGACCGGAGAAAGCTGCCCCAACGGCAGGAGACGATTACCAGCGAGTTGATTTATTACTGGATGATCGAATGCGGGATTCCGCAGGCCTACGAAAAATGGCATCTAAACAGGCTGCTGACGTTGATCAAGATCTGCAATATTAAGCAGAGTCCGGACAGAAAGATGAGCCGGCAGAGCATATATCAGCAGAATCGGGAACTGAATGCCATGCGGAGGGCCAAACTTCACAGCCGGGGGTAACAGGCGATGAAGGTTAATTTCACACACAAAGGAAACTTCAATCATTTGGAACGATTTCTGGCCAAAGCCGTTAAGATCAAGCCAGTCATTAACATGATTCTGCATAAGTATGGCAAAAAAGGTGTTGAAGCGCTAGCCGCTGCGACTCCTCGGGACAGCGGAAAGACCGCCGACAGCTGGAGTTATGAAATCATTGAAGAAGGCAATAGCAGCAAGATCGTATGGAAGAACAGCAATATCCATGACGGTGTGGTGATCGCTTTGTTACTGCAATACGGACACGGAACGGGAACCGGAGGGTATGTTCAGGGAACAGATTATATCAATCCTGCCGTAGAAGGAATCTTCCGGCAGATGGCGGATGACGCATGGAAGGAGGTTACTTCATAAATGGCGAACAACGTAGACGAACGAATCGTAGAGGCGAAATTTGACGCCAGCGATTTCGAAAGAGGCGTGAACAAAACTGTCAAAAAGCTGGATGAGCTGAAGCAGTCGCTGAATCTGAAGGACTCCGGAAAGAGCGTTACCGAATTTGCTGAAAAGACTTCCCAGGGAATGGAGAAGGCCAGCGGCGCTCTGGAGAAGCTGGAGAACCGGATGACGACCTTCAAGGGGATGATCAAGCAGCAGATCCTTGGCGGACTTGCTCAGGAGATCAGCGGAACATTTCTGAAGATTGAACGGAGTTTTTCGAATTTTGTCCGGTCGTTGAGCACCGGGCAGATCGCCTCCGGTCTGAATAAATATACGGAGATTCTGAACTCCGTACGTACAATGACCGCGTCGGGTGTGGAAGAGAGTGCGGCATATGAGGCAGTTAACCGTTTGGCAAAATACTCAGACCAGACATCATATTCCCTGAGCCAGATGACCAGCGGAATGAGTAAACTGGTTGCGGCAGGCATGAAGCTGGACCAGGCGGAAAAGAGCATGGAAGGTCTGGCAAATATGTCGGCTTCCGCAGGCGTCAATATCTATGAAGCGCAGCGGGCTTTTCTAAATTTCTCCCAGGCATATTCCAGCGGCAGCATGCGGATTCAGGACTGGATGAGCTTTGAAAACCTGAACATGGCAACAGAGCCCGTCATGAAGATTTTTATGCAGGCAGCCGAGGAAGTCGGTAATCTGACGAAGTCCGTTGACAAGAACGGCAAGGAAGTTTACAAGACGACCAATAAGGTCAATAAGGCAATCAAGGCCGGCCAGACAGTCTCCACAAGTGGCTTCCGGGATACGCTGAGCTTTAAGTGGTTGGACAAGAAGGCAATGGAACGGGCAACCGCAGCCCTGTCATATTTCGAGGATCTGGAAGTCGACCTAAACAGTCTGAGTGACAAGGATCTGCAAAGTTTTGCAGCAAAAGCATTTCAGGCAGCCAAGGAGGCCAGAAGCTTTGCAGACGTGATGGGAACCCTGAAGGACGTTATTGCAACCGGATGGGCGACATCGTTTGAGATTGTATTCGGAAAGCTGGAAGAGGCGAAGAAGTTTTTCACCTGGCTGACCGAAAGCAATCTGGCCGAAGTGATTTACAGCATCGGCGAATTCCGGAATGCCGTACTGACCGCCTGGGGTGTCGCCTGGGATGGAACGGAAAATGGCGGCCTGTTCAAGGAAGGCAAGACCGGTCGGGATATGCTGATGGAGTCTCTACACAACATCGATGACATGATCGGTGCCATCCACAAGGGGATCGGCAATCTGCTGCCGACGGAATGGAATGCTGTGTTGCAGCGAGATCTGTCATTTGCGGAGCGAATCGGTAAGTCGCTTGGGTATATGACCAAATCTGTTCGGGACGCTACAAGAGGAATCCGGAGCTTTTTCACCGTTATTGAAAAAGATAAAAAAACCGGAGACGATATCTACGTTCTAAAACCAGAATTCCTCAGCATTCTTCAGAAGGTCGGACACATTATCAGTACGGTCACCGGATCAATCAAGAAGGCCTTTGACAGCGTGATGGAGCCAATCAAAAGCCTCTTTGGCAATCAGGATTTCTTTGGCGATATTACGCATTCGATCGATAACTTTCTGACAACGATTCAGCCGATCGCGGATTTCCTGGCGCCGGTGATTGAGCTGCTTGGGAAAATCGGCAGCATATTTGTAGACAGCGCTATCCAGACATTCGTGATGAACGTCGATCTGTTGGCAGACGCGATCGCGTTCGTGATCGAGCTATTTGGCGGAGAATCCGCGCAGCAGGCATATAACGGCGAAAAGATCATCGACCGATGGGGAACGAGCATTGCTGAATTTGGTGAGAACTGCAAAAATGGCGTCGCGGCTATCGGCGATTTTTTCAAACTCCTGTTTGACGATCTTCGGAAACTGTTCGGCCTGGGCGACAAGACGGATGTTCAGGACGGCGGATTTTTTGATGGAATCAAGAACTTCTTTGAAACGAACGAATTTATTCAGAGCATCAAGATCTGGCTGAACGAGCTTCCGGACAAGATCTGGAAGGGTATGCAGGGGCTTGGTCGGCAGGTTCGGAAGATATGGAATGTTATTGACGAGTTTATCTTTGGCAAAAGAGTTCAGGCGACCAAGTTCGACGGCAAACAGTGGGTTGGTATTACAACCAGGGTTAAGAGTGGATTCTTGAAGTGGCTGGACGGTGTAGTCAAATCGATCAGCAACTTGGTGAAAAGCATTCCACAGAAGGCACAGGCACTCTGGAATGTAGTCGACGAATTTCTGTTTGGCCAGAAGGTAACAAAAACGGTTGAGGATCCGAATACCGGAGATAAGAAAGAAGTAACAGAGCGAATTAAGTCCGGCTTTTCAAAATGGCTTGAAGATGCAGTAAACAGCGTCCGCAATTGGATTCCGACCATTCCCGGAAAGATTACTGATCTTTGGAATAAGGTGGTTGAATTCTTTTTTGGGGAAGAAGTCACGACGACTGTCAAGGACCCGGATGGAAAAGAAACGCAGGTTAAGGAACGGGTCAAGAAAGGCTTCTCTCTATGGCTGGATAATACAATCGAAGATCTCAAGATCTGGATCAAAACGATTCCTGAAAAGATTTCGACGCTCTGGAATGGAATCCTGGATGTGATCTTTGGCAATAATCGCGAACGGCCATTTGATGAAACCCTATATAATAATCTGATGGTTCACGCCGGGCCATCCGTTGCGAACCAGTATAAGGAAACCTGGGAGCAGGAGAACAAACCGATCGTTACCGCGGCCCAGCAGGCTTTGCAGGGTATCGGGCATACGATCGGCGGACTGTTCATGAACCTTCCAACATATATTGCAGAAGGCATTTCCAATAAAATGGATTTGCTAAGCAGTCTGCTGGATCATGTGACCGGATGGTTCTCTGACAAGAATGAAGAAGCTGCGGCCAAGGAAACTACGTCAGCTGTGAATGGCCTGCTGGACAAGACGGCTGAAGATGCAGCCAAAGAGATTGAAGGGAACGATGCGCCAAGTCCCTTTGTAGTTGCACTGGCAGATATCGGACAGAAAATAGCTACGTTGGTGACTGAGACGATTCCCGGATTTCTGAGTGAAGGCTGGCGGTTTGTCAGTACGAAAGCAGCCGGATGGTGGGATGTGGCTGTTGCCATTTTTGATGAGTTCAAAGACAGCGACAGTTATCAGCAGATCCAGCAGAAGGTTACGGATATCGGCGAGGGTATTGCCAGATTCATTCGGAGTATTCCGGATGTGATCAGCACAGCAACAGACTGGGTTGCCAAGCAGTTCGTTAAGCGGAAGCCGATGTCCGAATTCAGCGAATATTTTGATGACGATAACAATATCGTTGATCCCAGAGGCTTCAAGAAAGCGTTGGACGAAAGTGGGAAGACGATTGACGAAGCAACCGGCGGATCGATAATCTGGAGTAATATCAGTAAAATCGGTAAGGCAATCGGAGATGCTTTCAGTGACATCGGGCCGATGATCCTTGAGGGAATCAACAAGGCATTTGAGTGGGTCGGTAAGGGTTTCGACTGGGTGACGGATTTCTTCAATAATCGTGATAAGAATGAGACGCTGGGCCAGTCACTGGCTAAAGCTCTCAGAAAGTCGAACGGAGAAGAAAACACAGCGCTTGGTGAAGCAATTGATGGCATCGGTAAAACGATTGAGACCTTCATTACAACAACGATTCCGAAGTTTATTAAAGCGGGCATCGAAGAAGTAAAGATTCAGCTCCCGAAGCTGATCAACAGTCTCTTCAGCGGCGGAAATGAAAATGTCGTTACCGAAGGCGCAAAGCAGTCTCTCGCCGAGACAAAACACATCATCAACGACTTTGGTGAACTGGGGAACGAGGTTCAGCAGACGATCAATCAAAATAGTGGTTGGTCCTTACTGGATCTATTTATTCCGAGAGCTGGAGCGGAAGGCGAAACCTTCGAAGGGATGGAAACCGGGCTTTTTGAGATTAATCGAGCCTTGAATAAAGAAGAGGAAACGATTGAAAAGCAGGAAGGCCTGGTTAAACGTCAAGATAAAATCAATGAATTAAAAGCCGAGATTGCGGCCGCACCTCAAAAGATACAGGATGCATATTACAAACATGTATCAAGAGATTCTGACGAATATCGGCAGGCTGTCGAGAATTATAAAGAAGCCACCGAGCAATTAAAACTCCTTGAAAGCATGGACGAAGAATATGTTGATGCGTCTATTTTACATGAAAAGGCAGGATCAAAAGTCGAAAAGGCAACAACTGGCTTTCTTGGAGCATTCGGTACATTAATTGACGGTATTGGTCAATTTGCTTCGAACGACCTTGCAATGTATGCTCTGATTATTGGCGGTATAGCATTTGTAATGCATTCGCTAGCTGACATGCTATCCGTAACAGACGAAATTGAGGGCGTTGGCTGGACCGCTAAATGGGAAGCGATTAAAATCGCAGTTTTGGGCATTGTTGGCGTATTGGGCTGGGTAACCTATTTATCCAGTCAGTCAGATGCACAGTCTGATACTGGCAGATTAAAGACAACGTTAAGCACTCTCGATTCGTTGGTGAAACTAATTGAACGAATCGGGGAAGTCATTAAATCCATTGCAAGCTTAAAAGTTACCAATAGTATTTTTGACACTCTCGGCAGTTTGTTTGGTTGGCTTGGATCGAGAAATGATGCTAAAGCAGCTGCCGGAGTGGTTGCTGATTCAAAAACTCTTGCAACAGGATTTCTTGGAAACATTCTTACAAAAATGACCCAATTTGGTCTCATTGCTGTAGGTGGCGAAGCCATCGGTAAGGGTTTGCGTGGCGGTCTGAATTATCTGTGGGATTCTGTAGCTACTTTATTTACAGATGCCGGTATTGCAATTGATAATGCTGTATCCAGTATTGTACCCGTTGTTGAAGAACTTGCAAGCATGGATGCTCAACTGGACGTAGCGATTCATGCAACGGAGAAAACAGTTGATCTGATTGGAAAACTCAGAGACATGGTCGAAGGTAAAGGTAATGAGATTTATGAAGGTGATACAGACCATGTCGTCAGTTTTGTTGAATTCCAGCAGCAGTATGTCGGCAAGGTTATGGAAACTTTCTATCATCTTGGAGCGGCGATTCATCAGCTGGCTACCGGATTGAGCAGCTTTGGCGATATTGAAACAGCCAAGAAAAAGATGACTGAGCTTGCAGAGCTTATTGATTCCGATGAGTTCAGCTCATTTTTGCAGAATCTCTGGAATGCCATTACGACTGTCATGATTCCCGGAAGCGGCGACTCCTTCGTAACCGCCATGGGGTACATGACCAGCGCGATGAACATGTTGACAAATGGAGTCGGCGATCTTGATTCACAGAAGCTGAACAACATCAACAAGTTATTTGGCATGCTCAAAGAATTCGGCAGCAACACCGGTGAAAGCGGACTTAACAATGATCGATTAGTTAATGTGGGAAACGGTATTCAAAAGCTCGGAATCAATCTCAAATCCTTTATACGAAATGTGTCCGATATCGACAGATTGATCGGAACAGACGAGGCTAAGTTTACGAGGATATCTCAAATCGCTGAGCTCTGCACAAGCATTATCGGTGGTATAGCAAAAGCTGTTCCGGATCTGCAGTATATTGGCGACGGCAACAGTATCAGTATACTTGGCGAAAAATTGCCGGGCCTTGGAATTAACCTTTCAACGTTTATCACAAATTTGAATAACGGTATTGCTGCGGATATTGATCTGAATCGAATCCAGGTGCTGTCTGCTGCAATTACCGCCATTGCCGAATTAATGAAAGGCGTAGGCGGATTGATGAGTGATTACGCTGTGCCGGAAGATATTCCCACTTTCATCAACTCTTTCCTCCAGGGTATTACAGCCAATTTCACCGGTGAGAACAATTTCTTTGCCATTGGTACTGAAGCCGGTCGTAACCTGGATCTTGGTCTGGCAGCCGGTATTGGTTCCGGAGCGGCAATCCTGGCGGCACGGCAGTTGGCCGGTGCGATCAGTGGATCTTTTAGGGTTTCCTGGATGATGCATTCACCTTCGAAGTTGTTTGAAAGTTTTGGCCGATTCGCCAACGAAGGTCTTGCGCAAGGTCTTGAGAAAACCGCCGACAAGCCCGTTAATGCGGCAGAAGGACTGTCTGACGATATTATAGAAGCTATGATAAACTTCGATCCGACAGCGCCTAATGCTCATATCGAGCAGGAAAAATTGTCGAAAGTCGTAGCCGAGTATGTTAATAATGCCGGCCTGACTATGAAGCATGCCGCGGAAGAAGAGCTATCAAAGCCAGATCAAAAGAACCAAAACAGTTTGCTTGATATGATGCTTGATCACTATCTGAATAATGATTTTAAGTATACTCATCAGAGAAAGACAGATTATGTAGCAACCAAGATGGCGGAATCCGTTAAAGAAAATATTCCTAAAGCATTGTCGTCTGTAAAAGAGAAACTAAGCGGCATCGGTAGTGAGCTCGCACCAAATTTCATGCAGATGATTCTCGACAGCGGTATGCTGGAGGGCAATCTGAACTGGGAGAAGTCCGAATACGTACCGAAGATTGCCGGAATGATTTCCGCACTTCTGAAGGATGTTGGCGAGCATATCAAAGATCCTCGGTTCAAACAAGCTTCAGGGTTCATTACATCGGCCCTGGATCTGATAACAGGCCTTTCCCTGAAGGATATGGACATTACACCGAAGATTACTCCGGTGGTGGACATGAGCAATGTGGAACAGGCCGCAAAATTGTTGAATCTGTTCGGTATCGGTGAAGGCGGTATATTCAGCTTTGATACCAGTGGGCTCAACAACAATGCGCAGACGGCCAATCCGGAATTTAATCGGGAGACGCCAACAGCCATTGATTACTCAGGACTTCTGAGTAGCCTTCGCGGAGATCTGTCATCACTGGGCACCCAGATCCAGAATGGGTTTGGACAGTTTGGCGGACTCCAGGTCGTACTCGACAGTGGAGCGCTGGTCGGAGGAATTATCGGAAATGTCGACTCAAGACTGGGCCGACTGGGATTCTATGCGGGAAGGGAGAACAGCTAAGATGGAAATCATGGAGCATTCAGTCTACTTCGGTGATATTGAAGAGCTGACTGAAGGTTCGGGCGGCAGTATAATCAGTCCTTACGGCGATCATACACGACAGGGCCTGGTCAGAGGCATCAATACCTGGCAAGACTGGCACCTGATTCCCTCCTCCCGACCCGAAATTGCGCCGCCGGAGGTCTACACCAATTACGTAGACCTCCCCGGCTGCCATGGCAAACTTGACTTAAGCGAATATCTGACCGGATATCCGGTCTACAAAAACAGAACCGGTTCATTGGAATTCTATGCCGCCAATGGATATCATTTCTGGGCGGAGACATACGGACAGATTTGTAACTTCCTTCATGGAAGAAGGCTTTATATGGTCCTGTACGATGAACCGGAATATTTTTATACAGGGCGATTCCGGGTGAACGGATGGAACTCTGACGGACAAACGAACTGGTCCACCGTGACAATCGATTATGAGCTTGATCCATTTAAATTCCTGCTGCCCTGCAACAGTCTGGATCATTATTATGACAGGTTTCTGTTTGAGGACATTCACCCGTATCAGTTCCTGATGAAACTGAATGCCGCCGGCGGAGAAACGCTTCACATTCCTGGCTATACGAACGGCTTTATGATGGACACCTTTATCGACGAAGAATCAAGCTTCCCGGCATCCGCCAGTGTTCGGCTGAATGATCAGACGATCACGCTGAGCCGGGCGAGCAAGGATGCCCATACGGTTCGCAGCGGAACATTCGATCCGGTCACGAGCCCGACAAATACAATCGTGGTTAATGCCGGAAACGCGCTGGTGGATCTGGTTTTCTGGGGAGGACACCTATGATCTCGGTATATGTGAAAAAGTTCAATCCGATCCCGGACAGCGACTGGTCGGATGGGGAAACGGAAACGCTGCTTTTCAGCATTCCCAATCAAAATGGAAATATTCGCCCGTTCCTGACGGCTACGGTCAATAATGAAATGGGCAATGCCGGAAGCTTTGAGTTCAGTTTGGACCCAAAAAATATTTGGTACAACATCTGGCGACACATGCGGACACTGGTTCGGGTCGAATATGATGGTGACACCATTTTCTATGGACGGGTGCTGACGATTGACCGGGATATGTTCCGCAGCCGAACAATTCACTGCGAAGGCGCTTTTACGTTCTTTATGGACTCCGTATTTCAGGGAGAGAAGAATGGGTTTACGATCACGCTGCATGAGTATCTGCAGAAGCTGATTGACGCCCATAACGAATGTATGACGGATGCACCGGAGAAGAAGATCTATCTGGGAGAAGTACCAGGGTTCTATTCGGCGGAAATCGATGACGTCCAGAAGATTACTGACGATACCCAGAAATTCGGAGCATTTACGGACTTCAAGAAAGTTAAGGACTGTCTGGAGGAAACGCTTCGAGACTATGGCGGATATATGAGGGTTCGCTATAACAGTATCGACGGCAAACTGTATCTTGACTGGTTGAAGATGTATTTCAACACGAAAGTATCTAATCAGGTGCTGTCAGTCAATTCGAATGTTGTGGATCTGTCGGATACCGTTGAAGTGGACAATATTTTTACGCATGTGATTCCGTTGGGCAAAGACGGAAAGTCAATTGACGGAACTGGTGGAGAAGGCGCCAGCGGCGGCGGAAACGGTAATCGGTATACGATTACATTGATTTCTGAAGGTGAAGGTTTTGAGACTTATGGCTTTGTCAAAAGTTCAACGAACGTCGCGGCAAAAGGAGCGATAATAACAATCACCGCTTCGCCAAAGGACGGATATGTTTTTAATACCTGGACTGTTCTGGAAGGCGAAGTCACACTTGCCAATGCAGTTTCTCCGAATACTTCTTTTGAAATGGGAACGGCCGATGTCATTATCTCAGCCAATTTCAAGAAGGGAGAAAGTGGTGGGTTGGATCCGGATTGCTATTTGTTGTCCATTTCGACAGGACAGAACGGCACCGTATCTGCAACGGATGGACCTCAGATTCCTGTTGGTACCCGGGTTTATTTGAAGGCAACGCCAAATCCCGGATATAGATTGGTCGGGTATAGTTCTGCACAGGTTACCGTTTCCAATAGTTCGTTTGTGATGCCCGCAAAGAATGTAACGGTTACGGCAACATTTGAAGCGAGTACATAAGGAGAGAACAGTAATGCCGGATATTTCAGCAAAAACAATTACGGTTCCCTCGATTCTGAACGATTACACGGATGAACAGCTGAATCGGGAATACCATAGCAAGGAAGAATATGCACGGGCTATTGAAAAGTATGGCGTGATATATCGAACGGTTAATTTCAGCGATGTGAAGGATCCTGAACTATTGCAAAGATATGCCAAGGAATGGATCCGCAGAAATTATTACGACGGTGTTTTGTCTTTTACAATCAAAGCCGTCGATCTTCATCTTATCGGATACGAAGTGGATAAATTACAATGCGGAGATCAGATTACTGTCGAGTTTATTGATGATGGAAAGAATAAGACGACAAAAACGTTGACTTGTCTTTCTGTGCAGTATGATCTTTTGAAACCGGAAAATACTTCTTATAAAATAGGAATACCCGATATTTCAACCAATGTAAAATACAGGGAGAGTGTTTCTGTGAACGGTCGTAACAGTGGTGGAGGCAAATCCCAAACGGATGGCGCATTTATTGAAAAAGTATGGAAAACAAGCCAGGAATGGCAAAAAACGACATATGAAAGTATGCTGACATGGATGAAAGATTTGGGCGTTCCTGTGGCCAGAGGTATCGATCCAGATGAAGATCCTCAGTAATATGTGATTCGCAATCCAAACAAGGCCTATTATAGAGAGAGGAAGAAACAAGCCTCTCTTCTTTTGTTTAAATCAAAATGGAAAAGATTTGTGAGGAGGGATAGTCGATGCTGGAGATTCCAAGGGCGAGAAGCGCTTATCGGAAAGATTGTGTAGACGGAACAGATCAGTCTGTATACGGTCGTGACAGCCGTGTCCCGATTCATGATGCAATTCAGTACATTACTGAAATGACAAAGATTATGGGTGTGTGGTCCAACGAAATCGGACTGTGCGTTGAGGATGGAAAACTTTGTGTAATCTATAACAATTAAAAGGGGGAGATCGGTATGGCAGTTCCGAATTTTCCGGCAAATGTTCCGGCCAATGTGACAAGTGCGCTTGAAACAATATTAACCGGTGTCGGCGGAGAATCGGTCCGCCAGGCGATCGTTACCGCGTTGACCTGGGCTGTAGATAACGCGATTGATATCGGGAAATTTATCAACAATCTGGGCTTGTGTGTTGAGAACGGAATGCTTTGTTATACGACAAAAGATACCGTTCATGTATATCAGGATATTCCTGGGGAATTTATCGATACATTACAGGATATTCTGAATGCGGAGTATGGCAGGGATACACGACAATCCATTGTTAATGCTCTGAAATGGGGCGGGGATTATGTCTCTGAGGTTGCCGGGCTGATCAATGATCTTGGGTTGACCATTGTGGATGGAAAACTCTGCGCGGTCTTCAGCTGGGCACCTGCTACCAAAGCAGAGCAGAAAATCCTGGACGCTTATACAAACCGGAGACTGGACGTACCGGACGAAGGTTATACCTATATTGGACGAAGATAAAGGCAGGTGAACCACATGTCGGACATCACAAAACCAGTTATCCTGGATGAAACTGGACAGGCACTCGGTCCAAAGATAGATCAAAAAGCACAGATTATTAATGAGACAGTTACCGCGTTAACAAACGCGATTCCAAGCGTGCTCGAAGCAATCCACACGCTCGATATTATCTATTACGTTGAAAATGATTGAAGGGCAGGTGAAAGAACTTGTCACAAATTATCAAACCGGTAATGTTGGATGAAACCGGTCAAGCATTGGGAAACAAACTGGATCAGAATAACCAGATTACAACACAACGGATGGCCGAACTGATTAGTCAGGTACAGACGCTGGCTGAGGCGATTGAAGCTGTGCATTCCGTAAATGGCATGACCGGCGATGTTGTGATTGATTCCAGCAACATTGTTCTCAATAAACTGACAAATCCCAAGACCATTGCACAGGTGCTTAGCGAAGAGCAGAGCAGCGTAAACACGGCCATGTCAACAATTCAGGAAGCAATCACCAGGACACCGGTGAATATGTCAACCAGCCAGATTGAGGATACGGATGATTATGTGCTGGAACTGACACTTTCAACGCCATGAGGAGGAGTGATCGCATATGGTTAACTCTGTAAATGGCAATCGAGGCAGTTCAGTCATCCCGATCAGCGGAGATGATTGGATGTATATGGGACGAGGCAGACACATTTGGCTGGATAACAGCGAAGTGCATCTGAACGGAAGCACCGGAATCACGCTGGCTGACGGGATTACAGCTTCCGGAGTCAGCAAGGCGAATCAGATTCGAAATACAGCAAATACAATGAAGGCATTATTGCTGATGGAAACGGGGACGGAAGGCGATTATCTGCTGGTTTGCGGGGGACCGGAAATCTGAGCTCTGTTAAAAAATCAAAAATGGAAGGTGATTCTATGAAGATTAACTGGATTGTACGAATCAAGAATAAGCAGTTTTGGATGCATCTGATTCCGGCACTGGCACTGGTGGTGCAGGCGATTGCAAGCGTGTTTGGCTATACGCTGGACTTTTCGACGCTGGTCGGGAAAGTGCTGGCGGTAGTGGACGCGGTGTTCGCGCTGCTGGTGATTCTGGGTATTGCCATTGACCCGACGACAAAGGGCGTTGGCGACAGTGAGCGGGCACTTGGATATGATGTTCCGTGGAATGATGAAGAACATGGAATTCAGCCTCCGGATGACGCCGACCCAAACGAATAATAATATTTCATACACCGGGACCCGGGTTTCAATGTCCAATTGGATGTGAAAACTGTAAAATCCGGGAGATCACGAAAAGATTGGAGTGAAGGATCAATGGAACCTTGGGTACAGACAGCAATTACGGTGATTGGCAGCGTCCTTGCCAGTTCAGGATTCTGGGCATGGCTGATGGCTTACAAAGACAAAAAGAGCGCCAAGACGCAGATGCTTCTTGGGCTTGGACATGACAGAATCGTTCATCTGTGCATGACATATATTGAGCGCGGGTGGATCAGTCAGGATGAGTACGAGGATCTGACGAAGTATCTGTGGACACCGTACAGCGAACTCGGAGGCAACGGAACAGCCGAAAGGGTATTTGTGGCAGTGAAGAAGCTGCCGATTCATCATATCAGTTACGCACAGCAGGCACAGGCCACACAGGGGATTAATCAGCAGCAGAATCCTGTATGAAGGGATTACGAACATCAGGATTGGTGGTGATTCCTGAATGTGGATGAGATGTAATCCGAATCCGGCAAGGAAAGAGGTTCCGGACTGCGTGATCCGGGCAATTGCTATTGCACTTGGTAAGAGTTGGCTGGAAGTATCAGACGAACTTTATTTTTGGTATGCACGGAAAGAATTTAGCGTAACTTGTGACGATAATATTTGGGGTCATTATTTGTACGATCACGGATTTGAGCCGTTTTTGATTCCGTTTGAATGCCCGAAATGTATTACGATCAACGCATTTACCAAAATGTATCCGAAAGGTACGTATATTATCGGGACCGGAAGTCATGCAGTCGCTGTAATCGATGGTGACTACTATGACAGCTGGGACAGTGGAACTGAGATTCCGAGTTTCTTCTGGAAAATTGTATAGCGAAAAAGGAGGATAAGCTATGCCTAATTATTACAATCCCTATAACTTTTATCCGGCGACATATGCTAATCAGATGGGTTATTCCGGGATGCCGATGCAGCAGATGAGTCAGATGCCTCAGCAGAGTTATAGCGCACCGGTACAGCAGGGCCCGAAGATGATGGAATGGGTCGAGGGCGAAGTTGGTGCCAAGGCGTTTCAGATGCCGAACGGATGGCCGGCAAACAGTCCGATTCCGCTGTGGGATTCCACGGATACGGTTATCTATCTGAAGAGCTGGGGTCCGATGGGGATCCCGAATCCGATGCAGAAGCTTCGCTATGAAATGCCGGAACAGCAGAATCAGGCGATGCTGATGAGCGGAAACAACGGCAGCAATGAAGGCCAGAGTGGACATCCGGACATGAGCCAGTATGTGACGAAGCAAGATCTGGAGAACATCAAGAAAGAAATGATGAATTCTCTGAGCAGCATGAATAACTCCGGTAACAATCAAAATGGAAGTAATTCCTCACAGAATGGAAACCGGGGTGGGAATCGATGAATCCACTGTATAACCAGTTGATGGGCGGACAGAAAGCGCAGCAGGTTCCACAGGTTTCTGCTTCAATGAATCCGCTTCAGCGAATGGGACAAATTATGCAGGCGATGAGAAATCCTGCGCAATTTGTTCGAAATGCGATTCCGGATCTTCCTGCCGAGATTGCAAACGATCCGAACAGAATTCTGCAATATCTGCAGCAGACAAGAGGGATTACCAATGAACAGATCCAGCAGATTGCCGGACAGATTCCGAGGTTTTAATGCTGAAAACGTTGAAAATACTTTACTTACCCCCCCCCCGATAGAATGAGCTAACAACTTTTGAGGAGGGGTTTTTCTATGAAAAAGGGATTAACAATACTGATGGCGACAATGATCCTTCTGATATGTGGAATTGGATCAGCAGAAAGCCAATCAGTAGAAAGCGAGGATACTATGCCTTATATTCCACAAGTTAAAGTTGGAACTCAAACTTATGATGTTAAAGATAGCGAAGCCCGAAAACAGATTAGTGATTTAAAGAGCGCTTTAATGAATATTGTTTCGTTGCAAAATTCAGAAGCATTTAAACCGAAAAAAAACTGGTACGATCCTGAGCTTAAACTTTCTGGTTATTATATTGACAATAATGGAAAAAGAGTAATCGATGCCAGATACGCGCTGTATCCAATTATAGTTCCGGCAGGTAAAATAGTTTTTACGAGCGGACGGTTTGGAACAAACACAGAACGTTCCCTTGAAAGAACAATTCGTCAAAATTGTGTTTTTGATGATAATTGGAATGTGATTTCAGTAGATATGAATGAAAACACGGCTTATAAATATCAAAACACAACAGGTAACCGGGTTATAGTGATCTATTCAATCTACGTTAATCATCCGACTGTAACGGTCAATGACTTAATGATACAGATTGTTAATGCTCAATCTGATGTAAACATATCGTTATATGAAGCCTGCCAATATATTGCAACAGATAAAGCAAAAAACGCTGTTTACGAACATAGTATCGACTATGATAAAACAACATTTTTGGAACCAAAGAAGAATTATTACGATCCTTCAAAGATTCTGCCAGGGTATTATGTCAAACCAGACGGAACATATGTGTCAGACAACAGATACGCAGTATTTCCGATATCAGTTCCGGCAGGAAAAACGGTATATAGTTCCGGCAGATGGGGATCACAACCGTATAGGCAGTTTAGTCAAACTGTAAGACAGTATACTGTAATAGACAGTGATGGTTCAGTCGTCGCATCGGACGATGAAACGCTAACCGCATATAAGTATGCAAATGAAACAGGAGAGGACGTTGTTGTACTGTACTCTCTATATTACAATCATCCAAGCAATGTTATCTCTGACCTTATGATTCAGATTGCAGATAACGGCGAAACGTTGGTTCTGGATGACTATGAGCCGTTTATCTTAAGGTTGATTAACGTTGAGTCTGCTGACGTAAATACAATTAAAAGTATTCAGGAGGAGATGTTTACAACAAAAGATTTCTTTGAGCAAGAAATAAATGACACAGCCTTATCCGTAAGCGAATTAACAAAAGTACCTTGTTTAACGTACAATATCATCACAGACACTCACGTGCGTCCATCAAAAGCGGAATGTGTACGGCGTACATATGATAGTCTTGCAAATATTCACGAACTAAACAAGCGTTGCTTTGCAGATGGAGTTGTCCATTTGGGGGACATGGTGGACATGGCGATGTATAATACTGATGGTGCAACAAATGCCGAAATTTATACAGTTCTTCGAGAATACATAAAACGATTTACCCAGCTTAATAATCGCGCTTATATTGTCAATGGAAATCACGATGGAATACGTGGAGACGTATATCAGCAACATGAATGGTATTCTGTTTGCGGTCGCCTAAACGAAGAATACACAGTCAAAGATTCGGATACAAATTATTTTTATGTGGACTATCCGAAGATTAAAACAAGATGTGTTTTTATGGCCATCCCGGATAATATTGAAGATGCCGCATCTCATGTGTTCGGTTATACGACACGATGCTTGAATTGGCTTGTATCGACTGCATTAGATACTCCAGACGGATATGGTGTAATCATGTTTGCTCATGTTGCTCCATGTTTTACATGGTATATGCCTAATAACAGGATGGAGAACCTTGATGATTTCTATGGCATTTGTAGTGCATACAATTCGCAGTCGACATATACAGGAACGACTATCAATGCAGATTTCACAAGTAAAAATGGAACGAAACTCGTTGCGTACATCTGTGGTCATGCTCATGGGGATGCGGTATTATCAGCAGGAGAAACAGTGCAAGGCGTAGATCAAAACTGGAATCCTGTCGAAACGACGAACGGATTGCCTTGCCCATTGATCGTCATTGGTTGTGGGTTACTATCATCCGGGGCCATGAGCAATTTTAATGCCGTTGCGCCAGAAAGAACAGATAGAACAATAACACAGGACTTATGGGATACGATGGTATACCGTCCTGATCAGCATAAAATTTATATGATTCGATTTGGTGCGGGAAACGACAGAACGATTCCTGTAGCTTAAATGATAACTTTAAAACAGTTAGTAAAAGAAAACTTAGCCGTCTCCCGAGCATGCTAAAGGAGGCGGCTTTTGTTTTGTCACTTATTACTCAATGACCAAAAATCAAAATGGAAGGAGATTTTTCCAAATGTATTCTGAAAATGGAAATGGCATGGTTCTTCCTGTAGCTCCGATGGGCGGATACGGTGGCGGAAATGACCTGTTTGGCGGCAACGGTGCCTGGTGGATTATTATTCTGCTGCTGTTCGGCTGGGGCAATAATAGTTGGGGAAACGGCTTCGGTGGCAATGGTGGCGGATATTCCGAAGTACAGCGTGGATTTGACCAGAGTGCTGTTATGAATGGGATCAACGGGCTTAATGCCGCTGTCTGTAACGGATTTGCCGGTGTGACCGGAGCTGTGTCCAATGGCTTTGCCCAGGCTGAGATCTCCGCGAACGCCCGTCAAATGGCTGACATGAATCAGAATTTCGCCCTTCAGAGCTCTCTCCAGAACTGTTGTTGCGAGAACCGGGCGGCGACCGCTGACCTGAAGTATACCGTCGCGACAGAAGCTTGTGCGGATCGGAATGCCGTAACTTCTGCGCTGCGCGATGTGCTGGAAGCCAACAATGCCTCCACTCAGCGGATTCTGGATACCATGTGCCAGGACAAGATCGACGCGAAGAATGAGACCATCGCGATGCTTCGTCAGCAGCTGCAGATGGCTCAGCTGGCCGCTTCTCAGGGCGCTCAGACCGCTGCAATCCTGGCGAACAATGAGGCCCAGACGGCCGCTCTGGAGCAGTATCTAGCTCCGACGCCTCGGCCCGCCTATATCGTGCAGAATCCGAACTGCTGCGGGCAGAATTTCGGATGCGGCTGTAACGGTTACGCAGCGTAATCTCAGATGATCATTTAGGGGCTGTTTCAGCGGACCAGGCAATCAGGTATGAGGCTTTCCCTCTGCTGGTAGGGTTGCGCGCGAGAAGCAGTCCCTTTTTTAGTCCTTTGACTAATTTTGATTATGGAGGAATGCCTTATGGCTGAATATGTATACAATGAAATCCAGTTGGTGCAGCCCGGTGCGGCTGCTCTTCTGGATGATGGAATCCGTTGCAACCGCGGACTGGTTCTTCATCGACCCGGAAGCGGAATTCTGACGCTTCGTGGTTCTGGAAATGCGTGCCCTGGATTTGCAAGGTATCGCGTTGCCTACGACGGAAATATTGCTGTTCCTGAAGGCGGAACGGCTGGCGAGATCCAGCTGGCGCTCGCGATCGATGGAGAGATCGTTCCAACCAGTATCGCGGCGGCCACCCCCGCGGCAGTGGATCAGTATTGGAATGTGAATGGATTTGCGATTATTGATGTTCCGAGCTGTTGCTGTTATACATGCAGCGTTCGGAATGCGAGTGTATCGGCCGATCCGGCTACGACACCGGCATCAGCTCTGAACCTTCGGAATCTGAATGTCGAAGTCACCAGAATTGCATAAGGAGGAAAAATCAAAATGGGATTCAATAAGCATGAAGATATCGAAAAGACCCTGTGCAAAGATCTGGATGAATTCGAGATGAAAATGAAGCAGGGGCAGAAGTTGGAGCTCAAGGACTATGAAATCCTGCATCATATTTACGCGACGCTGGCGAAACAGGCTACCTATAACGCCATGAAAGAGGCTGAAGAGTACGAAGATGGTGAAGGAGAAGAGGGTTTCTCCGGACGTCGCGGTCGTGGTATGAATGGCCGGTATGTGAGCCGTGACGGCGGATCTTCTTACTCTGACGGATATTCTCAGGGATACGCTGAGGCCATGAGCCAGATGAATGGCGGAAACAGTGGACATTATCCGATGATGCCTCCTTATTATCCCGGAAGACGCTATTGATATTTTAAGAATTGCGGTTTCCTGATTAACGCTCATTCAGGTGTAATAGGCCCGGTCAGTGCCTTCCGCATTTCTTTCACAAAAGGAGGCGATTGATTTGCTCAATATTGTTGGATTATATATCGAGATCAATCGCGGAAACGCGGCTGGTCTGACGTTTCATTTCGATGGAGACGATGCACCAGAGGATGGTACGGAAGTCGTCTTTCAGGTGGCCAGCTACTGCAATACGGACGAGCCGCTAATCGAAAAAAGAGCTGCCGTAGAGGAAGGCAAGATTACAATTTCATTTGTTCCGGGGGACACAGAGCAAATTGATCCTGGGCTTTATTGTTGGAATGCCTGCATCCAATATGCCGATGGCGCGGAACCCTGGACTGTACTTCGGGACTGGCAACAATTCCAGCTTCTGCCAGGATAAAAGATGGAAACAATTCAGAAAAATGTTCATCTGAGCATTGCCGGCAGGAGCAGAGATGTTCAGATCAATGTTCAGGGAAAAGATCATGGCGATATCTTTTTGACGGTGACGCCGAGAGAAAGCCATAAGGATCTGTATGAAGGACCGTATTCTGTCGCTTCAGTTGTGGACGCGATGCAGATCTTGGACACGGAAAATAAGGTTATGACGGAAAACCTGATCGTACTTCCGATTCCATATTTTGAAACAAGTAATCCTAAAGGCGGTCTGACCGTTTACATAGGAGGAGATTAATATGGCTGATAACCAGTATGCAAATAAAATCATCTATGGCGGTCAGACGCTTATCGATCTTACTGTTGACGATGTGGCCGCAGCGGATGTTCTGAGCGGAAAGAAATTTCATTTACCGAACGGAGCTCCTGAAACGGGTTCCTGTCGCTATGATGCCGATACAAGTGATGCTACTGCAATCGCTTCTGAGATTCTAAGCGGAAAAAGCGCATACAAAGCAGGAAGCAAACTAATAGGCACCATGCCGAACAGAGGAGCCCAAGAATCCGCTGTCACGACAAAAACCCAGCAGGTCGCCATTCAGCAGGGGTACCATGACGGATCCGGCTATGTGGAAATTGATTCCACTGAACGGGCAAAGATTATTGCCGAAAACATCAAAGATGGCGTTGAGATCCTCGGCGTAACCGGAACGTATACGGGCGAAGGCGTTACAGCGCAAAGCAAGACCGTTACACCAACGACGGCTCAGCAGGTCATTTTGCCGGATACCGGATATGACTATCTGTCTCAGGTTACTGTAAATGCTATCGCATATACGGAAACGGATAATGCTGCCGGGGGGAAGACAGTTACCATCGGAACGGCTGCTTGACAGGCGGTGAAACAGAATGGCCGTCAATAAAGTTATATTTGAAGGAACAACGCTGATCGATCTGACAGATTCGACGATTACGGCGGGTGATCTTCGAACCGGAACCGTGGCTTACGATAAGGCCGGCAACCGGATTGTCGGGGAGACTGACTGGAACATGAGCGTTCGGAGCGGAACCGTTTCCAAAATTTCCGGGACAACGGACGATTATCTACTAACTATGGCAACATAAATAAAACACCGTCCTCCGTTATGGAAGGCGGTTTTTCTATGCCGGTGAGTCATCCTGCCTGAGCTTTTTTCAGGCGAGCGGACCTCCTTAAACAATGACCGTTTGCTCTTTTTTCAAGGCAGGAGAATGGCGCTCGGGGGCATGACCCCGACACCGGCTTTTAAATCAAAATGGAAGGAAGCTACCGGTATGAATACAGCGAAATACGTTCAGGATCAGATTCTGGCGATGAAGAATGCCGGAATTCCTTATTCTGAAATTGCCTGGAAAACCGCACTGAATTGTGTCGGCTGGGCATATGTCTTTGGAGCACGTGGAGAATACTGTGATCCGAGCAACAGGAGAAGCAGGGCGAGGGAAGATCATCCAACGATCAAATCTTCCTGCAAAAACTTCAACGGGACTGACAATGTACCCGCCGGATGTGTCGGATGCAAGTGGTTTCTGGGATCCAAAGATTCCGACGAAAAAGTTCATGAAGGGCGAACACGGTTTTTTGACTGCCGTGGATTTACCTATTGGGTGCTGAAGCAGGTTTACGGCTGGGAGCTGAATGGCGCCGGGGCTACAACTCAGTGGAACAACTCTGCCAACTGGAGTGCCAAGGGAGATATTGCTTCCATGCCTGCGGATACGCTGGTGTGCCTTTTTGTGAAGAAGGGCAATGTCATGGAGCATACGGGTTTCGGTTTTAACAACGAGACTGTTGAGTGTTCCGTTGGAGTGCAGCATTTCACAAAAAGAAACAAGAAGTGGACACACTGGGGAGTTCCGGCGTGCGTAAGCGGAGATATTCCGACGCCTACGCCTGGCCCGGGCACTGATAAGCCAACTCTTCGAAAAGGTGATAAAGGCCCCTATGTGACCCTTCTGCAGACGGAGCTGATCAACCGTGGATATTCTCTGCCGAAGTACGGTGCGGACGGCAGCTTTGGGAACGAAACGGTCGAGGCAGTCAAGCAGTTCCAGAGGGATTGGGGGCTGTATGTCGATGGTGTTGTAGGTCCTGGCACGTGGGATATGCTGGAGAGCAGCCCTGTGAGAAAAAAATACTATACAGTGACAATTCCGCATCTGAGCCGAAAAGCAGCAGAAGAACTGTTGACGAAGTATACCGGGACGATGATGGAGGAATGACGCGTGGATAATTTCTGCGTTATTTGTGGAACGATTATTCCGGAGGGCCGAATGGTCTGTCCGGTTTGCGAAAAGAATATCGAAGAACAAAGTCAGAGGAGGAAATTAGAATGGCCACCAGAACAAATCAGACAAAGCTCGGAACCCCTGTTAAAAGACAGCCGAAAGTGAAACCGCAGGCATACGAAAAGCCTCTGAAGCTGAATGATAAGGGGCCGGCGGTTCAGTTTATGGCACTGTGGCTGAAGCAGAAAGGCTCTTCTCTCCAGCCGACGAATGTGTTCCATATCGGGATGCGAAGTTCCGTGATTTCCTTCCAGAAGAAGAATGGGCTGAAGCCTACGGGTGTCATCGATAAGAAAACCTGGGAGAAGCTGAGCAAGTAAGCTATATTCTTTGCCTCGGCTACCCGGGCTCCGGTTGGCGTCCGGCACGGAGGGTAGTCAGACCCGGATGCCTGCGGATCGGTTGTTTGCTCCTTTCTTCCGGTCCGCTTTTTTCTAAAGGAGCCTAAAAACGATCAAAATGGAAGTAAATTCGGAGAAGTCTTTTTCTTCACAACACAATTTAATACTGATTCGGAGTTCAAGCGAACAGACCTTATGCAGGTCACCGGATCGGCACTTGTTAACTCTTTGGGGTAAACCGACGTTTTCCCCCGGCTGTAAAGACCCTGTGAAGAATCAGCGGGATTACTGAAGTCTGTCATCGGCGGGGATGGCAGGCCCATCTTGATAATTTCTTTCCTATTAAATAGGAGCTTGAAAAAATGGAAAACGGACATTATACTACGGATGAGGTCATCGGTATCCTTGCGAACCTTGTCAATGGAATAGGACTCTGCGCAAAGGAGAATATTATGCCTGAGCGCTATAAACAAAAAGTCGAAATCAACGGAGAAAACCACTGGGTGACGGGAAAGTCTCTGAAGGATCTTCTGGAAGCATATTTGACATTATGTATTGAGGAAGGCACGGTTGTTCCTGGATTTCTAAAGAGAGAAGAAAAGACGAGCTCGGCACCGCTGGTGGAGAACTATATTCGGGAATTCAACGAACTTTATAAGAGCAAACAGGAATCATTGACGAAGAACAACCGAGAATACGTGGTGAAGAATCATATTATTCCAAGGTTTGGACAAAAGCATCTGGATGAGGTCTCGACGAACGATATTCAGGCCTGGTTCAATGAGCTTGATGAGAAGGGGTATTCACACGAAACGCTGCTGAAGATCCGGAATACGTTCAGCCCGGTTCTGGATTCAGCGGTAGAGGATGGGTATATTCCCAGAAATCCGTTCAGTTCCAAGAGACTTATAATTGCTGGAGCGCCAACGGAGCATCACAAGGCGATTCCGGCAGATCTGATGAAGAGCGTCCGCGAGAAGATTCCGGATATTTCTGACGTTAAGATTCGGTGTATGCTGGCGTTACTGAGCTTTACCGCCATGAGAATGGAAGAGGTACTTGGTCTGCGCTGGGAGGATCTGGATTTCGAGGAGAACTGGATCTATATCAAGCGGGCGGTTGTTCATCCAACAAGAAATCAGGGAGAGGTAAAGGAGCCAAAGACGAAGACCAGTATCCGGAGAATTCCTTTCCCAAACGAACTGAAGAAATATTTCAAACCAAGATATTATACCGGGTTTATTCTGTTCGCCTCAAAAGATTTTTCCAGGGAGACGCCGATGGGATATACGGAAGCCCGGAATATTTTCAGAAAAATACAAAAAATGTGCAATCTGAAGGAGTATTCGGCTCATGATTTCCGGGATACATGCGCGACGGAATGGAGAGAAGCCGGAATTCCGACGGACATAATCGCCCATCTGCTGGGTCATTCCAAAAGCGACATTACTGAGAACAGATATGTGAAGTATCGCGATGAACTTTATCAAGGGGTTCGGGACATCATGAATGGTCCAAAATCGACAGATTGATGGACAGAACGCTAGGGATGAGGTCTTCGGGGTGTGGAAAATTGCCTCATTTTTGACAAAGAAAAAACCCCCGGAGCCATTGATACAACGTCTCTGGGAGCTCGTGGAGCTGATAGCCAGATTCGAACTGGCGACCTCATCCTTACCAAGGAGCTGGAGGCCTTGAAAAATAAGGCAGAGTCCTATTTTCCACAGGACAACCTGGATGAGGTCTGGTAACGAAACTGACCAGATTTAACAACGCACACAAGGCCCAATTTTTTTTCTTCGAATTCGCAACGGAAACAACCCCTAAAGTGAAGATCCGGGTGACGGACAGAAAGGAGTGATGCTATTGTTTGGAACTAAACGATGGACGAACGTGGTGCTACTGGATAGCTTTAAGGATGCAACTTTGGTTGGACGATCGGAAGATCTCCCTGGCGTGAATTATGGCATGCCGGAGGATATCTTCCCATTAAACATGGAGATGCCGGAAAGGAGGACAAAATTAGGGGCACTGCGGAAGTCCATACAATATAGCCGAATGGGGCTTTTTAATATAATTGTAAAGAACTGAGCAGGATCTTCGGTTAGAGGTTTGTGGAAACACAGGCCTCTTTCTTTTTTACCTCTTCACTTTAGCGCTTTAAAGCGCAACATCGCCTATGCCTATAGTAGGAGGTGACAGAAAATGTCAAAAATGATGGAAGCGGTTTATAACTACAAGCAAGAGAATGAACTGATTCTATTCCTGGTTTACTATGGCGGAGAAGGCCCTGAGGAACCAAGATGGGAGAAATTACATTATGTATATCTCTATCAGACCGATGCGGAAGCGGATATTGACGCGTTTTGCAGAGATTTGCTGGATGATGAGCATATTGTGGATCCTATCAAGGTGATGGACGAAAGCATAAGGGGATTATTCCGTAAAGTCGAATTTGAAGATCAGGATGGAGTTCATTATTTTGCAAGATATGAAATGAAAACTTTTATCGAAAAGTAAACAGACAGAGCTATGTGGAAACGCATGGCTCTATTTCTTTCGCAACAGAAACAATCCTTATTGTAGGGAGGACAGAAGATGTCTTTTCTATATTTTTATGAAAGGAGCTTTGGACGATGAAGGACGAAGAACTGGATCAGGAGTATGATGACGAAGAGGAGGAAGTCGAAGAGAGGTATTCGATTAAAAAAGCCAAACGGGATATTCTCAAAGCGATGAGCAAGCTTGATCCGACGAGTGACGATTATATGATTCTCAGCGCTCGTCTGACAGAAATTACCGAATGCGACAAGAATGAAAAGGGTTGGATTGTACCCGCATTTATTCAGGGTGGTATTGGACTTCTGCAGACGGGATTGAGCTATTTTATGAGTAATAAGTCGGTCAAGAATGTGCTGGACTATGAGGATCGCGGCAATATTCTGAATACGAAAGCGACGCAATTTCTTCGGAAGCCTAGAGAGTGACTGATCTGGAGTCGCGGAAACGTGGCTCCTTATCTTTTGCTTTGGAATATTGTTAAAGGAGATGAAGTGGGATGACTACAGAGGAATTAAAAAAGTTCAGAAATGAAGTGTTGTCTATGGCTATTGAGCCTCCTTGGTGTGAGAACGTGGAAACACTAAAAAGGTGGGTTGAGGGGTTTGAGACGTGCCAAGGCCAGATTATTGCGATGATTGATTTTCAAATCAAAAATATAAATCAGCAACATTAAAAAGGAGTAAACGAAAATGCCAATCAAAGAAAACAAAAAAGATAACGATTATAACGTTGTTTACTTACAGGAATATCAATGTCCAATTTGCAGCAAACGATTTATTCCAACCGGCGAATGGGTATATCGCAAACAGATTCGGACAAAAGATCATCGACGTAAAACAATTACTAAAATGCTGTATTACTGTTCCTATCACTGCAAACAAATCGCAACATGACCACACCCTATAGTAGGAGATGGAGACATCTTACTACTATATTTTGTGGAGGGTATTATCATGGGTATCGTAGTGAAGATTATCGGAATCGTTATGGCGGTTGTGATTGCAGTTGGTGCTGTTGGAACGGCGATCTGTGTAGGATCAAACTTGATTCAATATATGGCGAAACAGGGATTTGATCTGCAGACAGCATTTGCCTGGAGCTGGCAGCAGTATACAGAAAAGATCAATGACGTAATGAAAGGTGCACCGATATTCGGACAGACAACAGAAATCGAAACTTATGTGATGACGAACCAGAAAGTGGACGTGGTGGCGTGTACAAATCTGTAAAGGATCGGGGCAGCAATGCCCTATTCCTTTCTTTTTCAAAGGAGATTAAACAATGGCAGATCCATATTACAAAGGAACACCTTATGGATGGTGCTGCGATCATCCGTTAGAGCCAAGCATTTATCATAAGATGACCTGGCAGGAATACGTTGAAATGCTTGAAAAATTCTTAAACGATCGAAATTGTAATTATTCGGTTATTCATTATAAAACGTTGGTACGGGTTCATGTATATTTTAGTGCAATTAAAAAGATGGGATTCAATGACGCTGTAGAGCTATATTGGATCGCTTCAAAAGAAACGGATGATTTAAAACTATTAGGACGAGAAGGATGGAATCGGGATCAGGTTAAGAAGCATGTGCGCGAATATTTCATAAAAAATGATCTTGAAATTGTTGAATGATTCGCAATAAAAACAAGGGCTATAATGAGGACCTGGGAGTATAAACCCGTCGGAGGGCCAGACGTTGATGAGGCGGAAAAAGAGATGGCAGCAAGCATTGAAGGAATTCGATCGCTTGGCGGTTTTTCTGGTTTAACTAGCCGACCGAATGGTGTAATGGTAGCATACCGCGAATGGCGGAGACGCAGGTTCGAAGCCTGTAAGGGCCTTACTTTTTTCGCAAAAGAAACAACGCTAAAGATGAAGAGGCGGATGCTTCTATCTTAACAAATCTATTTTTAAAGGAGGACTTTGGTATGACTTGTTTGGAGACCTGTATTGTGGCGGTTGTGATCGGGTTGGTGGTGCTGATCGTTGGATGCGGAATCATTCAGAAGATATTTGAGGAGAATCGGAAGAATGCTCAGCGTGCGATTGATCTGTGCGAGAAACTCGTGAATTCACTGGTTAACAATTCTGAAAAGATGGTCAAGGACATTGCGAAAGCCATGGATGAAGTAGAGGAGGAGCGGAATAGGAAAAAGGAAGCAAAAACCTATTATTCGAAGATGACGGATGATTAACTGTTGCCCTATTGATGAGGGCGTGCATGGAGCTGAGGAAACTTGGCTCCACTGCTTTTATTTAAAGGAGGGGTAATAAAATGAAAAACAAACTCGGATCATTCATAGAAACTTTAGAAACGAGAATAAATAATAATCCCAATGAAACTGTATACATCGCATTATCACCAAATTCAGCAAAAGAAATAATTAAAACAGTTAAAGAAATTGAGACATTAATTGCTGAGCAAAAAGAACAGCGTTTAAATGAACTTAAGCTCAATGAATTAATAAATGAATTCAAAGAAAAATACGGATACGAATTAGAAAAACAAAACGATGCGTGCCAATATCTAACCTTTATTAGAACCATTGAAGGAAGTAAACATCGGATAATAATTGAAAAAAATTGTGAAGAATCAGATATTGATGATTGGCTTATATTTTCAATGTTGCCAGATGCAACGAAAGATGATTGGAACGAGTCTATAGACGTTCCATATCCATTAACCAATCATGAATATAAAATAATTGCACAAATAATAGATATGTATGACTTAGTATTAAAGGAGGGTAGCAACTAATTGCTCGAAGAAAACTGGAAGGACTGTCCGATGATACTGGAGTGGGAACGGTGTCGGAAGACATTTTTGAAGGAGTTGAGAGAAAGAGCCTGGTTGAAGGGTCAGCAGCGGAAACTATATATTCTGATTCAATGGACGATGGCGGGCGAAAACGATCCGGAGAAGATATATTGGAGCGAGAGACTGTATAGCTGTTTCTGCAGAAGATTCGCCAGGCACACGAAAACGGACTGGATATCCTTTCTGGCAGGAATGAATGATTGCCAGGCATGCGGATCATATCAACAGATTAAGATGAAATATTACTGTATTCGGCTGCGGGATGCGGCCATCATTTTTACTAAAAAGATTAATAAAAAGGAGCTTAACAATGAATGGAACATGGAAAATGCGTCGTAGCGATTCGGTTTAAGAATCGGGCGGAATATTTAAAATGGAAGTATTATATGGATCCGACCAGGAAGTGGGATTTCGATGTGGAGTTCCCGGCGATCATGAGAACCGAATTCGAGTTCAAGAATGCGCGAGAGGCGGAAATGCTCTGCAAAAAGATCATACAACTGCTGGAGATCGGATTCGATGTGTATACATCCCAGTGGAAGCTGAACGAAATCGCAACGGAAACAACCTCTTAAATAGACGGAAGTCTGCAAATTCAATATTTGAGGAGGTTGTTGGAATGAACTGGAATTTGATTGGATGGTTTGCGGGAGTGGTCTTGACGATCGCTGGACTGAAATTCGTATGGGTATTTTTGAGGAGTATCCTGTCGAAGGACACGATGCTGGATGTGATTGACGCTGCCGGAAACGGAATTTCGAATGCCGGGAAAGCTTTCAGTAACTACCTGGGAAAGAAAGCGGATGAAAGGAGGAAGAAGAAAGAAGCGAACAAGCCTATCGTGACAATTCGATAGGAAGCAGTGGGGATCTGTGGAAACACGGGTCCTCTGCTTTATTTTTATGAAAGGAGTATATAGCAAATGGCAGAGCATAAATATCCTAAGCTTCATATCAACCTGGACATAGATGAGGATGGAATTCTTACAATAAGCAGAATGAACTGTTCTGGGCGTATATTTTCTCTGAAAGAATGGAGCGGACAACCATTGATCGATAACATCTGCGACTGTCTTCGTGATTATCTGAGATTTCCGAACGAAATTTTGATAAGTGAGAAAGAAAGGTGACAATAATGGATATACCATATTCGCATGCTATCTGGTATTTGATATCAGAGGCAGACAGACTAGGTATTATTGACAGGAACTGGTATAAAGAAAACTTGAAGAAACGCCTGGAAGCATTGGGATTCACTCATTTTGCGGAACCGGATGCCCATGTCCCTGTAGAAGAACCACGTGTAATGATTGTTAAACCAGATCCGGTCGATGAAATGGGCAAACTGATGGATTATATTGAGCGTGCCTGCGACTTACTGAACAAGGATGTCAATTTGAAGACACGATATTCATCCGTAAGACCTTTTAATTGCTTCGTGCGGGATTGCAAAAACTTAAAGCCGCCAATTAATTACGTCGAACGTCTGAAAAGATCGACGGATCTGAAGCTGAAGTCAATTAAGAACGTTGGACAAAGAACATTCAGAGTGCTTACATTGGCGAGGGATTTGGCGAACGCGGATGACGCACCGTATTCTCAGACGGACCTTTACAAATGGTCTCAGGACGTACTTGCAAAATACGAACAGGAGGATAATAGCCATGATGCCGGTACCGAAGAAGCAGAAAAACATTGATAATTTCAAATTCGCCCTTGGGACGGGGTATAACTGGGTTGATCTGGACAAGAATATTCTGTATTATATCGAGGAATACAAGGAAGCAATCGAGAAAGGCGAGAAGCCGAAGGGAATCCGGATGGGAAGTCTGACTGAAACCGAAATCGGACCGGACGGAAAAACCAGACCAAAAGATCTGGGATACGCCGATCCGGATAAGGTGGCTGAGCAGATGAAGGATCCGGAACCCGATCCACGATATTTGCCGGAGACGCCCAAAGAGCACAGGAGGAACTGGTGAAAGACTAACAAGGATAAATCGGAGGTGAATTATGCCGGTCAAGCCAAACAGCGAAGAAAAGAAACTGGGACTGGACAACATGGAAGAATATGAATGCCCGATTTGCGGTAAAAAGTTTATTCCAACGCCGGACTGGGCACTGAGCTGCTACTACAGTCCTGGAGATCATCCAAGATACAGATGGCGGCTTGTATACTTCTGTTCATTGCAATGTTTTGAGCAGCATATTCCGTATACGAAGCATAATGAGATCATGAAACGCTGCGAAAAACTGTGATAGGATCGCAAAAGAAACAAAGGCTATTATAGGGAGAGGAATAATGTTCCGGCCGCTGTTAGCGTGGTTTGCGCAATGGTTTGTGTGCCTTGAACAAGTTCCTCTCCCGACATTTTTAATCAATTCAACAAACGAAAGGAGTTACAAGATGGGACAACTCAAAGACGGTTATCTGAGCATGGGTAACCTGGCAAATGACTGGTACGACAAGAACAAGACGCATTTCTGGACGGGCGTCAGTATGATCGGAACCGTTGCGACTGCGGTCGTAAGCGCCACGGACACGAACAGGATATTTCGGAAGAGTCTGAAGGAGTACGGATGCGATCCGAAAGATCTGCCGGTCAAGGAACGGTTGAAACTGTATGCGACAAACTATATTGCGACGGCCGGATGCGCAGGAATCAGTATTTTCGGAGCCGGAAAGAGCGACAGAGAAAACGGAAAACTCATCGCGGAACGGACAGGTCTGTATCTGGCAACTCGGAAGAGCTATGATTTGCTGAAGAAGAATCTGAAAGAGGTCGTTGGCGAAAAGAAAGCGCACCAGGTAGAAGACAAAGCGGCACAAGAAGAGGTTCGGCAGACAGTAACTCAGGAGAAAGTGGATGCGGCACCGATTGCTGGACGCGGAGATCAGGTGTTCATGGACGCATATTCCAAGATCCTGTTCAAGAGCAATATTGATTATCTGCGGATGTGCGAACTGAAGCTGCAGAACATGATGGCAGACCTGGCACCGAGAGGTGACGAATTCGATTATTATGATCGGAAAGTCGGAATTCCATATTCTGAATGGCTGGCATTTATCGGTGTTCCGAAGCAGCAGCGGAACACGCCGGAGCGGGAGAATCATGGATGGAACAAAGGATTTTCCAAGGACGGAATTGACGATGATCCGATCGCCTTCTATACTACAACGGCAGAATACGAGGAAGGCAAGAGCTGCGTCGTAATCAACTGGGAGAAGGATCCTACTGATATGCGCCTCGGGAGGTTAATGAAAAGCAGCGGTATGTGAGATCAACGGCAAAATCCTGACGGATGAACAGTTTACGGAACTGATGAGCATATTCTCGCCGGAAGAGCATGAGTATCTGAAATTCTAACACCAAAATCGCAATAGAAACACAGATTATAGTAGAGCGAAGAGCTCAAATAATATTTTATAGGAGGAAACTTATCATGGAAGAGAACAAGGTGGTTGAACAGGAAGTCGTAGAAGAGAAGACTGAGGAGACCAACGCGGAGGAAAAGAAGACCGAAGTGAAGGATACCAAGAAAGCCAAGAAGGCCGAAAAGGCGAGCGTTGGCACACGGATGAAGAACTGGGGGAAGCGTAATCGGAAGCCGATTATTGCTGGGATCGGTGGATTCGTCGGCGGTGCTGCGAGCGCAGTATTCGGAAGCATGTGGCTTGGTCACCGTCAGCGGCAGGCCGAAGCGATGGCTCTGCGGGAAACTCCCGCGATTCCGGATGATTACAATTCTCCCCTGGATCCGAATGTGGAATAATTTGAGAAGGGAGCGAAGGGCGTACTGTGCGTTGTGCATGGTACGCCGCTTTTATTTTTCGCCATGTTTGAAAAACTATCAAAACGATTCGGAAGCAAAGCAACGGATGGGGCGATCGAAGGCGTGAAGGAGACACTGAACGACCGGATGGACAAGTACAGCGATATTATCGAGATCGGTCTGGTGGTGGCAGTGATCGCACTTGGCGGAAACAAGCTGATCGGCCACAACCGGAAACAGAACAGCGGATATTTGCCGGCCGGATGCGACTATGGAATCAATGGCGGATCGCCGATCGTGATCAACAATTATTATACGGGTCATCCCTATGAAAAGAATATTTATGGAAAGCGGGGTAACAGAGCTGACAATGGCAGACAGGGAAAAAATAATCAAAAACGTTAAGCGCGGCGGAAGCGTAATGGTATATGTCGGAACGGCAAATATGATGCGGCCTTTTGTGGCGAAAGCGAGAGAGAATCAGAACGGTGCCATGCAGGCATGCACGATGTTTGGCGGAACGGTTCTGAGCCTCGGTATCGGCAAAATTGCGACGAAATGGATGAATTCCGCTATTGATCGGGTGGTTGAGTTCATCGACGACGTGAAGCCGAAGAAGAAGGAATCGGAAAAGCGGGAGGAGGCGAAGGCGGATGGCTGAACAGGATATTTCAAAGTATACAAATCCGAACGCCAAGGTCCGGATCATGATCCAGGATCCCGGAAGGCAGAAGTCCGATCCCGTCAGCAAGGAAAAACCGACAGTCAGCGATGCGAAGCCAACGGTGAAACAACGCCTGACATATTATGCGTTCGGCGAAGAGGTCGATAATCCGGCGGAACGGATCTGGGACACGGAAATCAAGCCCAGAGGTAAACGGTTGATTAATGAACTGGTCGAATCCGCGCTATTGGGCATCAAACACATGGTTCAGAGAAAGTTATTTGACGGCAAGATTCTTGACAATGACCGGATCAATTATCAAGCCTTCGGAAAGAACGGTGGTACGGGTCCTGTCAAGAAGACATATAAGATGATGGCACCCGTCAAGGAACTGACTTTTGTGGATTATTCCAACGCACTGCAGGTGCTGGTGGAAATGAAGAAGATTATCGCCAGTGATGAGCGGTGCGTAACGGTTGGTAAATACTATGAACTGGCGGATGCTCCTGAGGAAGCTGATGCGACGAGTTATTCAAGCGGATGGCTGAATCTGGACAGCGTGACCAAGCCGGTGGAAGCACCTGGAGGCGGATTTATTCTGAAGCTGCCGCCGCCCGTGAGTTTAAAGATCAGGTGATTTAAATGACGTTCGAGCACATGAGAAGCCAAGTAGCAGATGTTTATCGCAGCGACCGTTGGCGAAAAAGGGTGGCGCTCATGGGCGAGCGTCAGGTCATTGCGATATATCACAACATGAAGGAACGCGGACAATTTACGAAAAAGAAAAAGCGCAGGATTCCCGAGAGCGAGGAATACGCGGAGCAGATCACATTTATGAAACTGTATCCCGAACTGTTTAAAAGAAAGGAAACCAAACAATGAACGAAATGGTAGCCATCAAAAGTGTCAAACAATATTTCAACGATTATGTCTATGCTAATCAGAGCGATATTCAGGACCCGATAAAGCGGGCGAAGATCAAGATGCAGATGCTTTACAGTTTCCGCAGGGAAATTTTTGGACAGATCACCATGAAACTCGGACAGGATGCCATGACGATTTCCAGAGAGAAGCTGGCAGATATCGGATTCGTGAGCAATATTCTGACCAATGCGTTCCGGAAGTGGCGGAGGCTGTGTATATTGTGCAACGACGCCGGGCTGGTGAATTGGCTGCAATTGGACGACCTGCAGAAAATTCTGGACGAAGAGGACGCACCGGATGCCAAAATTCAGGGCGGAGATACAGACGGAGACGATATTTCGGAGGGCTTAGTCGATGAAAACGCTTCCGAAGCAGTGTGATATCTGCAAAGAGCCGATCGGGCTGTATCATCCGTTTTACACGCTGATCTGCGAAGGACGATTTTTGAAGGGCAGGAAACCAAACGAACAGGTGATATTATGCCCTGAATGTTTCCGGCAGTATAAGGATTTTCTGAACAGCCGTGAGGAATACTACATATATAAAAATGCGAAAGCAATATAAGGAGGCAATGAAAAAAGCAATGGAAATGAAGATTAATGGCGAGACCGTCAACAAGGCACTGGAGGCAATTGCGAATGTTAGCAAAACGACTGCAAATCTGACGGAAGGCGATAAGAAACAAAAGAAGGAGAAGCAGTCATATTCCAATCGGGGCGGAGATACGAATAACCAGCAGCACCAGCAGACTGTCGAGGTGCACGTTGGCGAAGCAAAGGAGCAGCCGAAGCCGGTGGTAATCCACGAGAAACCGGAAACACATATCCACAAGCATTTTCCGGATAACCGGGCACTGACGAAGGATGAATGCGATCTGGAGGAGCTGCAGATCAAGTATCAGTTCGAGGAAGAAGAACGCAAGCGGGCATTCCAGCGGGAACAAGAGCAAATTGAAAGAGCAGAAAGAAAGGAGCGCGAAGCATATGAACGCCAGGAACGTATTAAAAGAGAAGAAGAACGGAGAAAAGCGCGGAAGATTCGCAACGTGGTTGCTGGTGCAATTGGAGCGGCTCTGCTGGGTTATATTGGTTATTCTTTCTATTCCGATTCTCGGTCTGGCGCACATCATCGGCTTAATCTGGGGGCCGGAGAACCAGTGACTTCGATTCCGGCGGAGGGCAATGTCGAATGATTATTTTGGTTAAAGAGCACGGCACAAACAATGAATTCTGGCTGAACACCAGCTACATTACCGAAATGGATAAAATGGTTGATCACGAAGGCGTTAATTTCCTGCGAGTATATATGGCGAACGGACGCGTATCATTTCAGGATATCAGCTGCGACGGAAACGTGATCGCCTATGCCGAGAACAAGGACCTGCTCGAAATCCGAAAGGAGCTCAGCCGAATCAATGATAATCTGAATCAATTAAACCGGGAGATTAAACGAAAATGAAACTGACACGATACAGCAACAATAAACCAATGAACATTTCGGCGAACCAGATTGAAACAATAACGGAAGGTCAGGAAAGTTTTGGGGAACGAGACTATCCATATTCTGATGTTACGGATAAAAATGGACAAACCTTTCGCGTAATCGAAAGCCGTGATTTTATTGAGAAGTTACGCGAAGAAGAAACGATATTCAACAGGAGGACCGAAGAAAATGAGCAAAATCATTGACCTGATTGCAAAAGGCGGCGCTGTTCTGGATCGAAAAGTCGAATGGAAATGGCAGAAGGATGGCGAAAAGATCCTGACCCGAGGAGGCACCTTCGGACTGATCGCCAGCGGCCTGTATGCGGTCAAGAAGACGAACGATATTCAGGACCTGCTGCAGGATACTCGGAAACTTATTGACGAAGCGAAGGCAGACGGCGACAAAAAGAAGATCCGGAAAGCTAAATTTGATCAGGCAAAAAAGGTTGGTAAGTGCTATATCCTGCCGGTGCTCGGAGCGGCCGTTTCCGCAAAGATGATCGACGGAGGACTGGCGAAATCCGCTGAAAAGACAGCCGCCATGGCAGCGACGGCGACCTTATACGCCACAACGCTGCGGAATTACCGGAAAAACGTGATCGCAGAGTATGGAAAAGAGGCTGATCAGCGATTTTTGACGACTCAGAAGGTTAAAGGAGCCGTTTCTGAGGTCGAGAATGCGGATGGAATGAAGCAGAAACCCGAGAAAAATGAGGACGGAACCATTACGCTGCCGGTTAATCCGAATGCGCTGAAGATTATGTACAGCCGATATATGACACCAGAGATCTGGCATGACAGTTTTGCGCTGCGAATTGCGACACTGAATGCTATTCAGAACGAGCTGGATATTATGCTGATCAGTAACGGGCACCTAACTTTGAACGATCAGAGGCGGAAATTCGGCGGTCCGAAGATGGATGTGGGGATCGGAGGCGTGATCGGACGCATCTGGGATCCCGGAAATTCGGAGAATCCGATGGGTGGAAGGCGAATTAACCTCCATTTTGAGGACGATATCGACTTTATGGAGGGTCGGAAGGACTGGTGCTGGATTATTTTCGACGTTGATGACGAACCGATCATCGGAAGGATGGATGAAAAGTTTACGGAGGTCGAAATGCCGTGAATAATGTGATTGTTATCACCATCGTAGCCGTCTTCAGCTACATTTTTGGCTTTCTGACAAGTGAACTGGCCCGAAAAATCGCAGAAGAGGAGCGCGGAAAGCAAATTCGGGTTCAAAAAGCGGCCAAATGCCCGTATGAAATTGAAAAATCTGCAGTCGTAGCACCACAAATCAACAAATATTATCAAAAAGGAGAGTAAATCAATGGATCAAATGAAAAAAGCACCAAACGCGAAGCAGGATAACCGGTTTTTGAAGGGATTTTTAACCGGAGGAGCTATCGGAATCGGAATCGGAGGCCTCGGCGGATACTTTTTGGCCAGAAAAAAGGTGCTGAAAAGGGCAAAAGAGGACCTGAAGAAGGCATATAAGCGCGGATATGACAAGGGAACGGACGAAGCAACGAAAGAAGCCCAGGAATGGATCAGCGAAAATGTCGTTGTGGCGTCCAGTTACGATCCGGCAGATATTCAAAAGGCGATTGATGAGCATTTTGACAAACCGGAAACACATAACGAGGAAAAAGCGAAGGTTGAAACGGTCGAACCGCGGACAATGATCGAATCTTATGATCATGCGCTGGAGGAATCGGCAGAAAATATGGATGAGTGGAACCTTTCCATTGACGGAGAGGATTCCCAGAAGAGGAGCGAAGAAAGGGAAAGGTATCTGGAATTGATTGACAAGTATCAGCAGCACCCGGAAGACGGTCCGATGCATATTTCCCGAAAGGATTTCGAAGAAGAATGCTATCTGGACAAGGACTGGGTGACGTATTATGCAGGCGACAACGTATTCGCCAGTGACAAGGATGCCGACAACAAGATGGACGCATTCGCAAATTTCGGCGTGGTCAACGGGAACGATCTTTTTACAGGACCGATCGTGCGGATAGACGATGACGGAAACGCGATCGAAGATGATGACAATGATGATCCGAACATCACATATATCCGGAACTTCCGGTTGAACACCGTATATGAAGTTACACGAACAGTCGGGAGTTATGAGGCCATGCGGTCCGGGGAGGTATTTTTAGAGAATGGCCAGTCAGGTTAAATTACCGGAGATCTCGGAAGACATTGAGAGTTATTTCCGATGGCTGAATGCGAAAAGCGGGATAGAAAATTGGGAACTGGCGAAGGTTTTATATGAAACGGACTTCCGATGGGTGGTCGACGATGACAAAAATCGGGCGGAAGACGGGCTGAAATGGCGTGATCGATACGCGATGGAGGTCGGAATTGATCCTTTGAATGTGTCGGAAGCGGTTCTTCGCGACCGTATTCGTAAGAGTATTCATGGAAAAACGAGCTGCTATGAGGTCATTTTGTCGCTCTCGGAGAACATGGATTCGATGGTGAACGAGGATGAAGAGAGTATGACGCCGATGTTTTTCGGAATTCTGATCGAAAATCTAGGCCTTTTGAAGGAGAATTCTGTTGAGAAATGGCAGGAAATTCTGGAAAAATGGCTCGATCGGTGTGACACTTTTACGATTTTTCCTGTTACACTTTTGGAAAACTGTGACAAAAAAGT